AAGGTCACGCTTCGGGCGGTCCAGGACGCCGAGGGGTATGGGCGGATCCGAGCAGAATCGGATGGGACGTACGACCTGGCGAAAGTGCGACGCGATTGGAAGGCGAACACCCGGACCGAGAAGCGCCACCGCGGTAAGCCGGATCTCGGCAAGAGCGAGAGCAATGGGACCGCCACCGGGAACTGGAACGCCGCGCGGACCGATCGCGAGCGGATCCGGATCCAGCGCGACGAGATCAAGCTCAGGCAGGAGACGGGCGAGCTGGTCGAGCGCGTGGCGGTGGAGCGCGATGCGTTCGATCTCGCGCGGAAGCTGAGGGACCTGCTCCTGGATCTTCCGGGCGAGATTGGCCCTCGCCTCGCCGGAGCGACCCCACAGGAGGCCGAAGAGCTGCTCGAAGTCGAGGTCCGGCGGATCTGCGGCGAGATGTCACAGGGGAAGCATGAGCGCAACGGCAGCGGCTGAGGCGACGCTTTATACCACTGCGTTTCGCCGCGGGTTCGAGCTCGAGCGCCAGCTGACGGTGACGGAGTGGGCGGATACCTACCGCGTGCTGTCCAGCGTGTCGTCGGCGAGTCCCGGGCAGTACCGCTCGAGCAGGATCCCGTACATCCGCGGATTCATGGACGCGATCTCGCCGATGAGCCGTCCGCGTCGCGTAGTGGTGATGAAGGCGTCTCAGCTCGGATTCTCGGACGCGCTCTACAACCTGATCGGCTACGGCCTGCATCTCCGCCCGGGCCCGGTCCTGCTGGTGATGCCAACGTCGAACGCGGCGAAAACGGTCTCGAAGCAGCGCATTGCTCCCATGATCGAGGCGACTCCGGTGCTGCGCGACCTGGTGAAGGACCATCGATCACGCGACAGCAAGAACACGTTGCTGTCGAAGGAGGTGCCGGGCGGAATCCTGATGCTGGCCGGTGCGAACTCGGCGATCGAGCTGCGCAACCGTCCCGCGCGAGATCTGATCTGCGACGAGATCGATGCCTTCCCGGACGACGTCGACGGCGAAGGCGATCCGATCATGTTGGCCGAGGCCCGGAGCGCGACGTTCTCTCGGACGCGCACGGAAGTTCTGGTCTCTTCGCCGACGTTCAAGGGCTCACGGATCGAACGCGAGTACGCGGGCTCCGACCGCCGGCGATACTTCATTCCGTGTCGCGCGTGCGGACACATGGACTGTTTAACGTTCGATGGCGCCGACCGCGTCACCGAGGACGGGCGTCAGCATCACCGGATCGAATACGACGCGGGGCGCCCCGAAACCGCGCGAATGGTGTGCTCAGAGTGCCGAACCGGGACCGACGAGCGCTGGAAGTCGTGGATGCTGGCGCGCGGAGAATGGCGCCGCACGGCGGAGGAGTGGGACGGGCTGACAGTGGGGTTCCACCTGTCGAGCCTCTACTCGCCGCCGGGCTGGCTGTCGTGGGCGGAAATCGCCGCGTCGCACCGGAAGGCGACGCAGGACCGCTCCTTGCTCAAGGCGTTCGTGAATACCGTTCTCGGCGAGTGCTGGGAAGAGCGCGGCGAGCGCGTGAAATCGAAGGGCCTGAAGGCCCGGATCGAGGACTGGGCCGCGGACGTCCCGGTCGGCGTCGGTGGGCTCGTCGCCGCGGTCGACGTCCAGGATGATCGCCTCGAGGTGCTGGTGAAGGGGTTCGACTCAGACGAACAGTCCTGGATGATCGACTTCAAGCAGCTCTACGGCGACACCTCGCAGCGACAGGTGTGGTTCGATCTCGGCCTGCTCCTGGGCACGGTCTACAAGAATCCGCATGGTCACGAACTGAAGATCGACGCGGTCGCCGTGGACACCGGGGGGCATCGCACCGAAGAGGCGTATCGGTTTGTTCGTGGGCGGCTCGGCGAGTCGCCGCGGACCTACGCGATCAAGGGCGGGAACGTGCCCGGCCTCCCGCTGGTTCAGCGACCGACGACGCGCAACCGCTACCACGTTCCGCTGTATAGCGTCTGCTCTGACACCGGCAACGAGATCGTCTTCGCGCGGCTCAAGATCGAGACTCCCGGTCCGGGCTACATCCACCTGCGGAAGAGCCTGGCCGACGACGAGTACCTCGCGCAGCTCGCCGCCGAGCGCCCGATGTGGAAATACATGAAGGGCCGCGGCCGGGTGCAGGTGTGGGACACCGTGCGCGAGCGAAACGAGGCCTTCGACCTGGAGAAGTATGCCCTGGCGGCCCTGTACATTCTCGGCCCGGCCTACATCAAAGATCTCGCGGAGCGCGCGAGGACGTTCAGCGCACCCCTTCCGGACAATGCGACGCCGGCGTCCGAGGCCCCCGAATTGGCCGGGTCTCCGAGGTCCACGCGCCTGAAGTTCGCCAGGCGTCGCCAGGGCATCATCGGCAAGCTCTAGTCGAAACGACGGTTGCGCGGTGCCGATTGGAGTAACTCTCCAGATGCACTGAACTTTGTGCAGCCCGATCATGCGTGTCATGGCGGCGCCCGTGCTCACCTTCATGCCCGAAACGATCGTCGCAGGCACGACGCTCAAGTACCTCCGCACGCTGAGCTATTTCCCGGCCAACGACGGCTGGACGCTCAAGCTGTCTCTGGCCGGCCTGTCTCTGTACAGCGCCTCGGCCAGCGGCGCCGACCACCAGGTGACGATTGCGTTCGGCGGCGACACCGGCACCGGGCTGTGGGAGCCCGGCACCTACGACTGGTCAGAAATCGTCGAGAAGGCCGGCGAAAAGTACGTCGTCGCCAGCGGCACGCTTGTCGTCATCGCCCACCCCTCGTCGATCCCGGCCGACCAGGCGCGGCCGTTCTGGGAGCAGGTCAAGGAGAAGGCCGAGGATCTCTACTTGGCGCGGCTCACCCAGGGATCGGACGTCAAGGAGTTTGAAGTCGCCGGCCGGCAGTTCACGCTGGAAACCCTCGAAGACATCGAGCGCGTGATCGCGATCGCGGACCGCCAGATCTCACGTCTCCGTTCTGGACAGCGCTTCAGCACGCCGGTCGTCATCCGGCCGCGCTACTGGCCTTGGCAGACGTCGTGAATCGTTCGCCCATCCGCAATCGACTCGGTCGCGCCGTCCTGGCGCTCATGCCGGCGCGCGTCCGACACGCGGTGCGCGAGTTCTTCGGGCCATGGCCCGTCAGTCAGATCATGGCCGGACCCGGGGCCTCAGAGCTGTCGCAACTCGTCTCCGACTTTGTCAGGGGGACCATGAACCCCGACGACGAGATCCGCGGCTCAGCCAGGAGGCTCCGGGAGAAGGCCCAGCAACTCGAGCGCTCGAACGCCTGGATCGCAGGATGGCTCGACCACCTGGTGAACGGCGTGATCGGACCGAACGGGATCCATCACCAGGCGCGCGTGCTGAGACGTGACGGCAAGATGAACGCCGACCTGAACGCGCACATCGAAGACCGTTTCTACGACTGGACGCGAGCCGTGACGCGGGACGGTCAGCTCACGCTGATGGACTACGAGGATCTCGCCCTGCGCTCGGCCGGGACTGCCGGTGAAGTGTTCGTCCGCGCGATCGTCGGACCGCAATACCGACACGGCCTGGCCCTCGACTTCATCGACGCCGAGCTCGTCGACGAGGAGTTCGTTCGGGTCGAGCGCGACGGCTTCAAGTCCATCCGGAACGGTATCGAGATCGACCGTGACGGGCGCCGAGTGGCCTACCACTGTCTTTCGGACTACGGCGGGCAGGGCAACGTGCGCCATCTGCGGATCCCCGCCGAGGAAGTGCGTCACGTTTACCGGCCACGACGCGTCAACCAGGTGCGCGGCATATCGTGGGCCGCCCCGATCCTTGTCAGCCTCCGATCGCTCGACGGTTACGAGATGGCGGAGCTGATCCAGGCGCAGATCGCCGCCAGCAAGGGCGGCTTCTTTGAAAACATAATGGAAGGCAACGAGCCCGATGGCGAGTGGGCAAAGAACGAGAGCTCGCCGATCACGATGGAGGCCGCGCCTGGTGTCGCCGAGAAACTGCCGCGCGGCTGGACCTTCAAGGAATGGTCACCGACGCATCCGACGGCACAGTTCCCGGGCTTCGTGAAGTCGAACCTTCGGAAGATCGCGACCGGTCTCGGTATCAGCTACAACCAGCTCGCCAACGACCTCGAGGGCGTCACCTACTCGTCGCTGCGTTCCGGCTTCACTTCAGAGCGCGATGGCTATCGGCGGCGCCAGACCTGGTGGATCGACTCGTTCCGCGAGTGGATCTATCCGATCTGGATGCGACAGTCGATGCTCGCCGGCGAGCTCAAGCTTCCGTCGCCCGACCCGGTGCGGTACGCCGCGCACGAGTTCATCCCGCGCGGGTTCCCCTGGGTGGATCCATACAAGGACATCGCGGCCGCGATCCTCGAGATCCAGTGGGGCCTCAACTCGCGCACGCGCATCACGGCCGAAGCCGGCCGCGACCTCGAGGAGACGCTCAAGGATCTGAAGCGTGAGGACGAGGCGGCGGCCCTTCTTGATGTCCTCATCCGCGCCGGTGTCACGGCTCCCGGTGGGACCGACAACAACGCACAGGAAGGGGACGCCGGCGACCAGGAGGCTGGATCACGCAACGGACACGCGCGTCGCGCGGTGCTGGCGGCGCTTCGTAACGGAGGGATCCAATGAGCAAGAAGGCCTACCCGGGCCAGGGCGTCCAGCGAATCGCCGCGGCGGAGATCCGCCAGGTCACCCGCGCTGCGGGCGACGGCGACGCGACAACCTACGAGGTCGCGGTATCGAGCGAAACCGAAGTCACTCGCTACGGATGGTTCGAGAAATGGCGCGAGGTGCTCGGCCACAGCTCGGGAGAGATCGACATGGCGCGCTTCAAGTCGGGGCGCGCCGCGGTCCTCGAGGAGCACGACGGGCCCCCGATCGGCGTGATCGAGTCGGCGCGTGTCGGCGCAGACAACGTATTGCGCGCGATCATCCGGTTCTCGCAGAGCACGCGTGGGCAGGAGGTCGAGAACGATGTGAAGGCGGGCATCCGCGCGAATGTTTCGGTGGGCTACATCCCGAAGCGCGCCCGGATGGAGGAAGAAAACGAGGAGCAGGGCGATCTGTGGCGGGTCACGAAGTGGGAGCCAGTCGAGCTTTCGATCGTCGGCATCCCGGCGGATGCGACGGTGGGCGTGGGACGTTCGGCAAAGGACGATCCCGCGTTTCCGCCCGTCGAGATCGAGGTCCACGAGAACAGGGAGGTTCGGACGATGAAGACGAAGAGTGTTCGAGGGCCGGACGGCACCATCATCGAGGTGCCGGAGACGGACGAGCGGGCAGCGGTGTCTCCGCGCGAGGCCGAACTCGAGGCCGAAGAGAAGCGCCGGAGCGCACTGCTCGAGCTCGGCACGTCGAGCAAGGTCCCGCTCGCGAAGGTGCGCGGCTGGATCGACAGCAACATCTCGCTCGAGCAGGCCTTGCGCCAGCTGCTCGAAGAGCGCGCGACCCGGTCGGCGGACCCGGCTCCGGGGGCCGACCCCGAGCTGTGGATGGCGAGGAAGGATCGCTCGGCCTACTCGCTCTGCAGGGCGGTTCTCGGTGCCTCCGACATTCGCGAGGGCAAGAGCAATCTATTCACCGGGCTCGAGCGCGAGGTCGATCAGGAGCTCGGGAAGACCTTCACGCGACAGCGTGGCGGCGTCCTGGTCCCGCTCACGCTCGGCGTCTCGCGCCGCACGATGGAGACCGGCGCCCCCTCCAAGGGCATCGAGCTCGTCAATGAGGAACAGCAGCCGATGATCGAGCTGCTCCGCAATCGGATCGCTGCGGTGCGGCTCGGCGCGCGGGTTGCGTCCGGGCTGTCGGGACCGATCTACTTCCCGAAGCAGACCTCGGCGGTCGTCGCCCAGTGGCTCGGCGAGAACCCGGGCACGCCGGTCGCGCTGAGCGATCCGGGGCTCGGCGTTCTGCAGATGACGCAGAAGACGCTCATGTCCCAGGTCAAGTTCTCGCGTCAGCTGCTGATCGCAGCGGCCTTCGACACGGAGCAGTGGCTGCGGTCGGACATCACGCTCCAGCACGTGCTGGCGGTGGACTTCGCCGTCTTCCACGGACTCGGTGCGGGGCCGGAGCCGATCGGCGTCTACAAGGCCGGCGGCGTCAGCAGCACCGCCGTCGGTGGCGCGATGGACTACTCGAAGGTCCTCGATGCCCAGGGCAAGGTGGCGGCCAAGAACGCCGACGTCGGCGCCCTCGGGTGGGTCATGCATCCGACGATGGCGACCAACCTCAAGGGCAAGGCCCGCTTCGCGAATACCGACACTCCCGTGTGGGAGGGGACGTATGACGACGGGCGCGTGGGCGGCTACGGCGCCATCGCGACGAACCAGATCTCGAACACGATGACCGGCTCCGAGCGGATTGGTGGGGCCGAAATCGGCGGGATCTTCGGCAACTGGAACGACGTGATCATCGGGCTGTGGGGCGCGATCGAGCTGATCGTGGACCCGTTCACGCTCGCTGGCTACGGCCTGCTCCAGATCACTGGCTATCAGGGCGCCGACACCGGCATCCGTCACGGAGAGAGCTTCACCAAGCTGACGGGCGCCACCGGCTAGCCACCATGCCGCTCTACCGTGTTCTCGATGACTTCTGCCTGGGCCCGCCGCACGGCGACGTGTGGACGGGTGACGTCGTCGAGCTCGAGGAGCGGTTCGCAAGCGTCTACGTATATCAGCGGCGTCTGCAGCTGGAGACCCAGGCTCCGGCTCACCAGGCGCCGCCCGTCGTTACCAATCAGGATCCTACGCCGGCGCGTCGCACGCGTCGCAGGGGGGAGTAATCCATGAGCAGGGAGCTGCAGTGGAAGCCCGTGTTGGTGCTCGCGTCGGTGAGCGCGGCGAATACCGCGGCGGCTACGTCGGCCGCGATCGACAACACGGGATATGAAGGCGAGCTCGAGATGGCCATCGTCACTGGCGCCATCACCGGCACCGTCGACTTCAAGATCCAGGACTGTGACACGAGCGGCGGTACGTATGCCGACGTCACGGGGCTGACTGCCGCGCAGATTTCGACGGCGAACCAGGTGCGTCTGATCCAGTTCCCGCGCAACAAGTGTCGCCGGTTCATCAAGCTGGTAGGCACCGTGGTGACGGGGCCCGTGCTGGTCGGAGCGCTGCTGCTCGAGCGCGACAAGAGCGCGTAGGCGCAAGCGATGGACTTCGGTGACGCCTATCTGCGGCAGGGCCTGCGCAGGGCCGGCGTCACCCTGTCCATTGTGGTCAACGGCATCCGCATCTCCACGCACGCGGTCGAGAACACGACCGACGAGGATTTGCTGCAGGAAGTCGCCGCCGGGCTCGCTGGCCGCGTTGACGTCTTCGAACTCGAAACCGGCGCCCTCGGTAGCACTTTGACCGCAGGAGCCGTGGTCACACGGGAGTCGGATGGCCAGGCGTTCACCGTTGTGCAGACGCGTGCATTCGGAGATGGCCGGATGACGCGGGTCTGGGTCCGGAAGTGATCGATGCCGCCCGTTGACGCCTTCGAGAACCGCGTGCTGGACCAGCTCATGGCTACGACGTGCCTCGGCGGGATCGGAACGCCGCCGACCAGCTGGCTGACGGTGCCCGTCGTGGCCGAAGGCCTGCCGCGAGAGATCGTGCCGTCGGACGTCGCGACCACGCCGCGCATCTACGTCCAGCACGACCGCACGGGGCCATCGATCGGCGAGAATCAGACCTTGACGCGGCACCACGCGCGCGCCGAGTTCTCGGCATGGATCGCAGCCAAGGACCGATCGACGCTATTGCAAGTTAAGGCCGACGTCCTGCGCGCGGTCTACGCCGCGGAGGGGACGATCGCCGGGGCGCTCGGGATGTACGTCGAAGCCCGCGAGTTCATTCAGCGTGACGATCTAGTGACGGCTGGCTTCGCGCTCGGCCAGCAGATTCTGACCATTGATTTCGACACTGATCACGCTTCGCCGTGAGAAGGGAGTAGCCGATGCCTCCGGGCCTTGGACATAAGAGCTACATGCAGATCGGACCGAAGGAGACGACCTACGGGACGTATATCGCCCCGACGGCGAAGCTCGAGGTCTTCAACTTCGAGGCGACCCCGGAGATCGGTGTCATCCAGGACCCCTCGCTCTACAGTCAGCCGTCGCGCCGCGGGTTGTATCAGGGCGGGCAGTTCTGGCGGGTCCGGTTCACCGTCCGCGGCAACTTCGATGGCTGCCTCGAGCTGTTTCGCGCGGTCTTCGGGACGTACTCGAACACGCTCGTCGACACTCCGGCGCGCGATCACTTCTTCAAGGAAGGCGCGAACCTCAACAGCTATTCGCCCGAGGCGATCGTAGGCGACGTGACCACTGGCAAGTGCTTCCGCGTGCTCGGCCTCAAGCTGACCGGGGTGCGCGTGCGCGGGACCGCCGGGCTCGGTAACGACGCGATGCTGCAGTTCGAGTTCAATGGCCTCGCCAAGGACGTTCAGTCGAACCAGACGCCGACCGGCGCGCTGACCTTCCCCGCGGTCCTGCCGATCCTCTACCACTACAGCGGCAACGCAACCGGCATCGTCGATGACGGAACGGCCGACACCGGTGTGAGCCTCCGCGTCCGGAGCTTCGAGGTCTCGCTCGAGCAGCCGCATACCGAAGATCGGTCCTACCTGCAGTCGATCAACATCGACGAGCCGATGCGCAGCGACTTCCTCGTCGCGCGCTGGCGGCTGACGCAGGAGTTCACCACCTACACCCAGTTCGACGCCGCCAAGGCGTTCACGGTCGGGAGCCCCAAGCTCGTTTTTGCTCATCCCACCACGATCGGATCCACCTCGAAGCGTGAATTCGAGCTGAGGTCGAACCAGGCGAACCTGGTCGAGTACTCGAATCCGGTCGAGGGCTACGGCGTCATCCTGTCGACGGCGACGTGGGAAGCCTTCTTCGACGCGACCGATGCAAGCGCCCTGGTCGCCCGGTTCCGCAACACCGAGTCGGCGCTGCCATAGTCGATCGACAACCCTCATCGCGCGGAGGAAACATGGAAGTCCACACGACGCTCGCATCGACGGTACGCATCCCGATCGAGATGGTTCAGCTTGAGCACCTGAAGACCGATAGCGGTGACCCGGTCGCCGTTCGGTGCGAAGCCATCAACGAGATCTCCGTCCTGCGGGCGTTGAGGGCCCTTCCTGGCGCATCACCTCCGAGCGCCGGGGCGATCGACGAGAGCGATCTCGACGACGAGGCCCGGCTCCTGTGGAAGGCAGAGCGCACGGCTCTATTGATGGAGCGGGGCACGGCGCTGATCGAAGCCGGCGCCTTCCTCGAAGGTCCGGATGGCCGCCCGGTCCAGGCGTTCTATGCGAAGGACCCGCCGCCGCACCCGTTCGCGATCCCGATCAGGATGCTGCGGAGCGATGACATCCTCCTGCTCGTGGACACGATCGCGCGCCTGAGCGGATTCATCGGAGGTGAGGCCGAAGCCGAGACCTTTCGTACAGAGCGAAGCGGGACTGGCGATGGCCTGGGAGATGTGGAGGGCGAGCCGCGGGACGGGTAGAGGGCCGCGCGAGGCGCTCCGCTCGCTTCCAACGCTCGCCTTTGATCTGACGGTGATGCGCTCCCACGACCGGGCGCGGTCAATCCGATGGGGGACAAGGGTGGGCAGTCAGCGGGATCCGTTCGGCGCAGTCCTGGAAGCGCTCAGGCTGATCTACGAGGAGCTGTAACGCATGGCCGGCATCGGCACCGTAGAATTCTTCCTCAAGGCACGTGATGACGCGACCTCGACGATCCTCAAGGTCACCGCCGGCGTCAATCGGCTCGACCAGGGGCTCGCCAAGCTCGCCTCGGGTGCCGGCCTCGCTGGCCAGTTCGCGCTCGCTGCCACCGCGGCGACGGCAGTCACCGGCGCCCTGACCGCCGCCGGCATCGCATTCGGCAACACGTCTGAGGAGATCCTTCGTGCGTCGAAGGCGACGGGCGTCGGCGCCGAGGAGCTTCAGGTCTACCGGAGGATCGTTCGCGATGCCGGCGGCGATACCGGCGCCCTCGACACCGCGCTCATTCGCTTCCGTCGGTCCGTTGCCAACAGCGATCCCGCCCTGAAGAAGCTCGGGATCACGACGTCGGACACCGGGGAGGCGTTCCGTCAGTTCAATCAGATCCTCGCATCGAGCACCAACGAAAAGCAGCGCACGAAGCTGTTGTTCGATCTCATGGGCCGCGGTGCCGGCGAGCTCATTCCGCACATGGACGACCTCGTCAGGAAGTTCGGCGAGGTGGACGCCGCGATGCGGACGAGCAACTCGCTGATCGACCGCGAGACGCTGGCCAAGGGCGACGCGCTCGACGATCGGGTGGACCAGCTCACCGACTCGCTGACCGGGCTGAAGAACGCCTTTGCTGAGCTCGCGATCCCGATCGCGATGCCGATCATCGACCAGTTCGCGAGACTCGCCCGCGAAATCACGGACGCACTCGGGAGGCTCCAGGAGTTCAACCAAAGGACGGACGCCCTCGACACCATCGGCGATATCGCTGCCTTAGGCACCATCGGCGGCGCGGCGCGGTTCCGCGGCAGAGTTCTGCAACGCGCGGCCGAACGGGACCGCCCAGGCCCGGTCCAGGGCCCGATGACGCGCGAAGAGTGGGTGAAGCAGCGCGAGCGCGACCTCGAGGCCCTCCGCGCGAAGTCACGCGAGACCGAAGACGCGCTCGACGCACTGGCAGCGACCAAGGTCGAGGCGAAGCGCGAGAAGGCGATCGCCGCGCTGCGAGACATCATTGGCGGGACCACTCTGGAGGCAGCGCGCCTGCAGGACCGGCTCGACGCGATCGAGAACACCGAGAATCTCGAAAAACTGGTGAAGCTCCTGCGCGAAGCCGGCGCCGTTGGATTCGGCCAGAAGGCGCTGGTCGATGCCTTTGAGCCGGGCCCGGCCCCGGAGCTGCGTCAGGTCCCGCGCCCCCGGCCCGAGCCGATCCCGTTCGGGCCTGCGGTCTCAGAAGAGGAAATCGATCGGCTCAACGACGCGATGGACGGCTTCATCGACCGCCAGCGCCGTTCGATCGAGCTCCTGGTCGACCTCCGCGTAGAGTGGGCCGACACGCTCGAACGTGGCTCCTCGGCCCTCGCATTCCTGTCGGACTTACTCAGCGGACTGGGGGCGAGCACCGAGCAGTTCCTGACGGTTCTCTTCCAAGGCGTCCGCAATCGCACGCTCACCCTGGTGGGGGCGTGGAAGCAGGCTTGGGACTCAATGGTCAACTACGCGATCGCTGCCCTCGCACGGCTCCTCGCCCACCGGTTTCTCAACTTCGTCACGAAGCTGCTTGCCGGGCTCATCGGTGGCCCGGTCGGTGGCGTCATCATGGATGTGGTCGGTGGCTCGGCGCGCTCGCAGCGCGCCATGCAGCGCCTGGATGCGGTTCAGGACACGCAGACGTCGACCGTTTTCAGCCTGGCCGGGACGGTCGCCCCGACGCGGCCCACGACGTCACCGGAGCCCCGGCCGGCCCAGCAGACCACGAACGTGTTCCACATCACCGGCCTCGATACGCATGACATCGTGACCGCGCTCGAGGCACCCAGCGGCCAGCTCCGGCGCGCTCTCGGTCGTCAAGCCATGAGCGGAGCGTACTGATGTCTGCGACGCGGCTGGTACTTCGCAACCATCCAACCGCCGGCGGGGCGTCCATCATCGCATCGACGGGCACGTTTGATTCACTGTTCCCGACGAGCAACCTGCTGCTGAAGGACCGCTATCTCCCCGTCGCAACGCCGGGAGCCGGGACCAACTCGGTCACGCTCGACCTGGGCTCAACCGTTCGCACGACGCAACTCGTGGGCTATCTGGCCTTCAAGTCCGCCAGTGTGTTCCCGACGTCGGTGACGGTCGAAGCCTCAAATTCGGTCCCACCGACCGGCCTCGTGGGCATTGCTACGCTTGCCGTCAGCACCGGAAATCCGCGCGACCAGGGAGTCTGGCTCGCGTCGCCGGTGACCTATCGCTACTGGAAGTTTTCGATCAGCTCCTCGTTCAGCCCGTACTCGATAGGGAAATTCGTCATCGCCGATGCTCACGACCTGGGAATCCTCTACTCGCCCGGAGCTCTCGACTCGCTGGTGCTCCAGCGCGTCCACAACGACAGTCCGGGCGGAATTCGGATGACGACCAGGACCGGGCTCAATCGTCGAGCGTTCCGGATGTCTCTCGAGCGCGTCAACGAGGACACCCGCGACGAGTTCCTGTCGGTCGCCGGCAACGCGCCGTTCATCATCATGCATCCGTTCTACGGGCTGTGTGAGGTGGACCTGGTAGACGACCGTCTCCCCACCGAGCACTTCTGGGGGATCAACGACGCCAGCTATCTGTTCGACGTCCACCTCGACGTGGAGACCCTGGCGTGAGCGCGGCGACGGCGGCCTGGCAGACGGCGTGGCGGGCCATTGCGACCCGCGAGGTCGGAGCCTTCCTCGTCATGACGATCCCGTCCGGGCCGACGCTGAAACTTTCGACCAAGGACGAGATCAACGACTTCGGGTTCTGGGAGCCAGTGCTGCAGGCAGACGGGTCGGTGACCTGCCCGGGGGCATTCCTCGACACGCGCGAGGCGCCGGCCACGCTGCGGTTCTCGGTCTTCGACAAGAAACTGTCGCTCGCCAGCGGGCTGACCATGAGCGCCGTGGTTGAGCAGTACGACGTTCAGGCCGCAAGCGTTTCGCTCTACCTCCACGAGGACAGCGTGACGTTCGCGGCGAACGCGCTGTTGCGCTTCACGGGCAAGGTCCAGTCGATCAAGCTCGGGCTAGGCGTGGTCGAGTTCACGGCGATCCAGGACCGCTCATGGAACAAGCCCATCACGATCAAGACGGTGAACCGCTCCGACGATCCCCAGGCCCCCGACGATGCCATGGGCGCACCGAAGCCGGTGATCTACGGGCGCATCAGCGGGCCGCCGGCGAGGCCTCCGATCGATGAAATCGACACCGGTGTGGACGGTCAATACGGGGACCTGTACCGGATCCACGAGCTGATCCGTGGCGGCACGCGCGCCACGCCCGCAGTGCTCGTGGACTCCGGGCGGGGCAATGGATCGAACCGCGCAAAGGTGCTCGTGGCCTCGCACGCCGTGAAGCAGCTCGGGAACTTCACTCCCGACTGGGGCAGCTCGCCAATGTTCGAGGGGAAGGACGGGCTCCTCCACACGATGGATCCGTCGAGCGGGAACGTCTTCAACGACTCAACGCTCGGAGCCGGCTGGTACGTGGGGGAGGACGCGACGGTCGCCTTTCTTCCGCTCGCTCCGGTCGAGATCGAGACGACCAGTAACTACTGCGACAATCCCCTGCCGCTGCTCGATCCGAAGAGCGAGTTCAACCCGGCCATCTTCAACTGGAGCGGGTCGAAGCGAAACCTCTTGGTGCGGTTCGCTGCGTCCGAGGCACTCGGAGCCCTGCACGCCACCGCGTCGGTCGCCTACGTCATCTATCGCGCGTCGTCCGCCACGGCCAACCTGCAGTTCCGGATCCAGAACACCGCGATCCCGCAGGGCTCGGGTGCCACGACGTTGCCGGCCACCACTGGGTTGCAGTTCCGTTCGCTCGCTCTCGCATACCCGGGATCGCCGACCTACTGGTCGCCGGACCCCTGGCTGTTCTCGAACTGGCAGCTCATCGTGGAATACCAGGGGACCGGTGCCGGGTCCGCCGAGATCTTCGCTGTGGGCTGCGCGATCGCCTACTACCCGCGACGCGACCGCTACGACACGCGCCGCAAGACGATCAGCATCCCGGTTAAGAAGAAGCGTCCCGGCAGCAGCATCTTGAGCCGGCGATACACGGTCTACGAGCAGCGCGAGGTCCTCGAGGATGTAACCGAGGTCCGCGGCCGCTTCTTCGCCAACGTGCTGGGATACGCCGACGATGGGAGCGGGACGTACACCGGCGTGGCGGCCGCCCTAATCGAGCGCGTGCCGGATATTCTGAGGCACCTCCTGGCCATCTACGGCGGGACGTCTGCGGTAGCGACCGGGAGCGCCTTCGGTTCGCTCATCACGGCGCGCGACTACCTGAAAACGTGGCATCAGAGGGACATGTTGGCGGCGCTCTACGTCGCGGAGACGATCGACGTCGCGACCGCGATCGAGTGGCTCTGCGATGCGGGTCTGGCGCAGCCGATCCTCTCTGAGTTCATCGCTACGTGGCAGCTTCACCCCTGGCGCGGCGCCTCGCCGGACGCGACCTACCTGAAGCCGCTCTCGTGGGAGAACCTGGTTGGCGACGACGGCATCACCGTGGAGTTCCCGCCGCCGGCCTCAGTGCTCTCGGCGGTGCGCCTCAACTACGGCCACGATGCCCACTCCGGCACCTACCTCCACGAATGCTCGGTGTCCGCGTCGCGCTCGGTCGCGGGCTACCTCTACCGCAACCTGCGCGACGGCTATCTGACGATCGTATCCAGCGTGAACGATCGGCTCGACTTCAACACGGGCGGGGGCGTCAAGTCCGCGAGCCTCACGCCCGGGACCTACGATCCGTGGGACCTCGTCAAGCACGTCTCGGCTGCAATGGAGACGGCCGAGGGCGGATCCTTCTTCCCGGCGTTCTACGGGCCGCGGTTCGAGACGGGCTTCAACGATGACTTCCAGTTCCAGGACCCCACGGTCAGGAACGTCTCGATCAACGGCGACTTCGCGACCTTCGAGGACGCATGCGCCGCACTGCAGACGGCCATCAACGCCGTGTCCTCGAACTGGACCGTCACGTACAGCCGCACCACCAATCGCGTCACGGTGGATCGTTCATCGGGAACGAAGATCCTCGCCGTGGGAAGCTCTGACTGCGGATGGGCCGGCTTCGGGATCTTCTTCAATGCTGCGACGCTCACCTGCCCGGTCACCGGCGTTCCGGTAGAAGAACAACGCGTCGTTCTCGGGCAGCACACCATGAACGCGGCTTTCACGTTGCTGTGGCGCACGGGAACCAATGGGCTGCTCGGGACGAAGCGGGACTGTGCGGAGCTGCTCGGGTTCGATCGAACCTCGGACCTGTCCGGCATCAATGCGTTCGTGGCGCACTGTCCGAAGATGACGATCGAGGGAACCCTGGAGGCGGCCGACGCAAGGTTCGGCGGTAAGCGCGAGCTGCCCATTGACTGCCGCTCGATCTATGACTCGGCGACGGCGCGCCAGCTCCGCAACCGCTTGGTCGCGCTGCTCGCCACTCCGCGGGCCACGATCGAGTTCTCGAGCGAGGTGCACGCCGACCTCAGGCGTGGCGACGTGTTCGAGGTCTCCACCGACGTGGACGCTTTCCAGCCGTGCCCGATTCCGGGAAGCGCTGGCTTATGGGCAGGCCGGCGCTTCCGTGTGCTCGAGACCCGCCAGCGCTTCGGCTCGAGCTGGCACACCGACGTCGTCGCGATCGACGTCACGGACTGACGCATGGCCCTTTCGCTCTTTCCCGCGTCCGGCCAGGTCCCGGGCTGGGGTTGCACCATTTGCAGCGGCTCTCCAACCTACGAGAGCGCAGCAGGTCTGAAGGACGCCGACGATCTGACCGCGAGCCGTGGGCTATGGGCCGGTGACGGCTTTTCGTCCGACACGGGGTTCATCTCCGAGGATTGGACCGTCGACGCGTGCCCGCCGGACATACAGATCGACCTGCTGAAGGTCGTCGTTCGCACGGCACGTATCAACGCGTTCGGAACCTTCGACGGTGCGATTCAGGCGCGGCTCAACTCGATCGACTATGGGCCGCAGCCACCGCTTCCCCCGATCGGGTTCGCCGACTTCACGTTCGACTTCACGACAGACCCCGCTGACGGTCAGCCTTGGACACCGGCCAAGGTCAATGCGCAGAAGTTTGGCTACAAGGCCACCGTCACGAGCTCGGACCCTCTCTCGGGCGGGGACATCTGGATCTCAGCCCTTCGCATCGAGCTCTACCCGGGGACTCCCAGCACACCGACGATCGCGACGCCGCTGAGCGTCAGCAACGCGGTCGAGTCCGGCCAGGCAGGAATGATCGGGCTGGAGGGCAGTGTCGGCGCAATCGCTCACGAAGCGACCGTTGGCGCCCAGGTGGAAACGGGAGAGGCCGGGGCGATCGTGCGGGCGGGGAGCGTGGACGGCATCAACCTCGAAGCCGTCGTCGTCGGCGCCCAGGTCATCGACGCCGACGCCGGCGCGATCATCATCTCCGGACGTGTCGTCCAGATGGCTCACGAGGCGACCGTCGGCCACCACGTCATCACCGGCGATGCCGGAACCATCAACCTGGGAGGGACCCCATGAATGGAATCAAGAGACTCGTCCTGGTCTCCGCACTCGCCGCGGTCAGTTCGCCGGCGCTCGCGGACGGCTTCTTCAGCCAGATGTTCGAGAACCGCTATGAGATCCAGCGCTGGGGGTTCGGGCCGAACTCCTCGGGCGCGGATGAGGTGTGGGTGTTCCCGACCGGGAACGTCAACAACGGTCAGAGCTTGCTCACGAACACGATCCAGGCGCTCGGTGCCTCGGAGATCCAGTTCTTCGTGCGCGACTCGCTCGGCACGGCGAACACGACGAGCATTGTCATCTACGCGTGCACCAATCCGGCCTTCCCATCCACCGGGACCACGATCGATTCGGTGACGCTGACGGCCGACACGATCAACTGCAGCACGAGCGGGCGCATCCGGGTCTGCGCGATTGGGCGCACAGGCTCATCGAGCTATCGGCTTCCATGGTCAATGACGATCCTGCCGTGGAGCCCGGAACAGACCGGCGCCGGCACGATCACGGGACACATCGCGCAGAACGATCTCCTGAGAGTCAATGCCGCGACCTTCAGCAATCTGTGGTTCCGTATTCGGGTCGCGGCGAACTCCGACATGAAGCAGGTGTTGTCTCGCGTCGTGACCAGCTACCCGAACGGCAAGCCGCCGCTGTACGCGATCATCGGGGAGAACTGAGCCCGATGGATGTCAACGAGGAGGTCGTCAGGGAGGTCCGGGTCGGCGCGACCCGCAAGAAGCTGATCTATCAGCTCAAGGACGAGAACGGTGCGGCCATCAACATCACCGGTTTCACGATCCGGCTGCAGGGCAAGAGCGCAGACCTGCCGGCCGTCGAGATCGATCAGGCCGGCACCATCATCGACGCCCCGAACGGCAAGGTGCAGTGGAAGCCCAGCACCCTGGTCACCTCGACCAACCTGCTCGACGCGCAGAAGCGGACCGCGCTGTTCGATCTCACGGTGAAGATCACGGACCTAACCCCGGAGTCGGACTTCATCGACCCCGAGGACAACGTCCTGCTGCGCTTCCTTCAGGATCCGCTCATCCCATGACCGCCGGCCTGGTCACCGTCGACGTCCGCAAGGCCGTCGTGCTGCTCGCCCTCAGGAACGGGGCGAAGCGCATGACCTACTCCGTGGCGAACGCGATCAACACGACGGCGAAGTCGATCCAGCGCCACCAGCGCGAGCACACCGGGCAACAGTTCGTCGTGCGGAAGGAGTTCACGCGGCGCCAAGCGTCGATCATCAAGCCCTTCGCGTCGCCGGCGAAGGGGATCATGCACGCCCGGCTCTCGGTGGGGCAGCCAGACCGATTCCTGCTCGGCGGTTTCGAGCAGGGCGCTGAACGGCGGCCATTCACCCCGGGTGCGAAGCGGGTGGGCGTTCCCGTCATCGGTGGGGCCCGTCCCTCGAAGGCTGCTTCGGTCGATCCGCAGCTCACGTTTCAGAGGCTGGCAATCCGACCGAAACCCGGCCGCGGCCGCGGGCGACGCCGGAGCTCCGGCAGGGCGCCCCTGGTCGGCCGCCTGGGCACTTTCATCGCGAGGACGGCCCGTCAGCCGGAAGGCGGGGTGTTTCAGCGCACCGGGCCGGGTCGCGGCGACGTGCGACTGCTGTACGCGTTCGTCGCGCACCCGCCACGGCTCGATCGGCGGCTGCGGTTCATTCCCATCGCGGAGGATGTCACGCGTCGGGAGTTCCCGCGGCACCTCGGCGACGAGATCCGGAAGACCTTCGCATTCCAGGCGGCGCGGGCCGCGCTCGGATGAGTGCAGGGATGCGCACCGGGGCAGGGATGCCCCAACAGCTTCGCACGCTGACTGACCTCGAGGTTCGAGAGAACTACGGCGATCCGTCCCGCCTCATCCGCGAGGACGGTGGCATCGATTCCGCCTGGGAGACGCTGACGCTCGGCTTCTGCTACCTGCCGGCGCCACTGCCGCTCTCGTGGGACCGCTCGCGCTTCGTGCTCCGGGTCCGCTGCCACCGGCTGATCGTGACCCGGCTCGAGCGCGTCCTGCGGGCGATCCACCAGGTCCCAGAGGCCTGGGCATCGATCGGCGACTTCGGCGGCTGCTACGCCTGGCGTCCGCGGCGCGGATCTCGCCGGCGCCTCTCGATGCACTGCTGGGGGATCGCGATCGACCTCGACGTCGCGGACAACGCGGACCACAGCGTCGGCATGGTGCACCCGTTCACGATCGAGGCCTTCAACGCCGAGGGCTTCTACTGGGGCGGGCGCTTCGCCGGCGACGATCGCGATCCCATGCACTTCGAGATCGGGGTGGCCGCATGAAGCGCCTCTTCGTGTGGTGCAAGTGGGTCACCGCGATCGGGGGGACGCTCCTCGTCGTCGCCACCATCTTCGGAGCCATCGGCAGCTTCTTCTGGAAGCTCGCCGTCGCAGGTATCGAGACCCGACTCGACAATGGTGCCACGGCCGACAGCGTGATGATCCACGAGCTCAAGGAAGTGAAGATCGCGGTCGAGTGGGTGCCTGGAATCGCTCAGCGCCTCGAGGTGCATGAGCAGCGGATCCAGTTCCTCTACGACCTGCTGAAGAAGGACAAACCTGAACCACGGAGGGATCCATGATCGACTGGGCCAAGGTGCTCGCATTCCTGAACGACGCTGGTGTGAAGTACGTCGCGCTGTTCGTCATCGGGTTCGTGATGAAGAAGTGGCCGGCACTCGTGAACAAGGGCATTCCGACCTTCCTCACCGGACTGAGCGGCGCAGTCGCGGCGCTCGCCGCCTGGTTCCCGGCCGTGCCGACGACCGCCGTGCCAGGCTCGTTCATCTACATGAGTTTCTGTGGGATGCAGGCCACGGCCGTCGCGTCCACCGGCGCGGTGCTCTCCTCGTGGTTCTTCAACACGATCATCCCGGTCGCGTTCGCCCTGGCGACGCACACTGGGCCGAAGAACACGATCGAGTGGCTCCAGCTCGGTGCCAAGATGTTCTGGACCGAGGGGCGGCCCCCGGCGAAGTAGATCACGTCTCGCCTCGCCCGGGCAGGAGCAACGGCATCGTGCCGGACTGGTACATGGCCTCGAGCTGGGGCTGGATCCACTGCCCGACCGTGTCGCCGTTCGCCATGACCGTGTCCGACAGGAACTCGCGCTCGACCGTGGTGATCCCGGCCGAGATCGCCTCGAACTTGGCCTTGAGGATCAGCAGGATCGCCCGCCAGCGAGTGCGGCACGCCTGCTCCCACAGCATCGCCTGCCGCGAGCCGCCCGAGGTCGCCCTTTGCGAACGCGCGTCCCACGACAATAAGGACCCGAAGCGCGCCCCGGGCTCGCCGCCCGCGGGTCTACCTTGAACACTTGCACCACGTCAGACCGCCATCCGGTCGCAGGACCACCCACTCGTTCGGAGCAATGAATCGCGTCACCTGCACCGTGACCAGGGGCGCCGGCGCCTTCGTCATCGGCGTCACGCACTGCACGGACAGCGCGAGGTACAGCAGCGCCTCGCTCATGGGTCGATCACCCCATCCTCGCCGGCCAGCACCACCTCGACCGGCATGCGCATCGCCTGCCAGCACCAGAATCGGAACAACGCTTCGTCGATCATCACGATCAGATCAGACGGAATCATGGGATTCTCCCTATCAGTGCTTCGCCTCGCTGCCCTCGAGCGCCAGCCGCTGCTGCCGGATCTCGAAGATCAGCTCGCCATGCTCGCCGAGCGGATAGGTCGCCGCGTGTTCCGGATCGACCAGAATCGTCGCGACGGTCTTCTTGTCGTCACCGCGTCCGCGCAGCTTGATCTTCAGCATGTCGTACTCGTCGGCCACGTCCTGATCCTTCACGGTGACCAGCTCGTGGCCGATCACGCGCATCCTGACCTGCAGCTTGGTGTCGCTCATAGTGACCCTCCGTGGTGGTGGTACCGCCGCGGTGGACCGGACGGCGCCCGCGAAGTGGGACGCATCCAGAACCATTGCGGCGGGTGCTGCCGCTTCGCTCAGTCGTCGTCGCCCGGCTCGCGTCCGATCGGGGCCGCCTTCGGATCGTCGTTCCCCTTCTCCTCGTCGATCAGGAACGACTCGGCTGCCGTCGCCGTGCGGCCCTTGGTGTTCCGGATCCGCACGCACTTGACCGTCTGGCCGAACGCCTGCGTGTCGGTCACGTAGAGCGCGATCTCCTGGCCCTTCCAGCTTTTCGTGATGTTCGTGAACATCGCGTTCATGATCTTCCGGTTCGTCGAGTTCAGCCCGAGCACGCGCGTCTTCCCGACGAACTCGAGACCGATCAGATCCTTCCGAACCTTGCCGTCCTGGAACTTCACCTCGGGGTACTTGATCACCCGCGCGATCTTGACCTTTGCGTCCGTGCCCTCGACGAGATCCTCGGACGTCAGCCACGGGCTGTCGCGACCCACGCCGCTCGGGCCCGAGTACTCCACTCCAACGGGAGCTTCCATTTACGCCACCTCCTCCTCAGCGATCATCGCGTTCGCAACCGCGTCCGTGATCGTCGCCATCTGGATCGCCGGGAACATGCCCGGCCACTCGCCGCTCGCCTCGCATTCCGCGAGCCGCGTCAGCAGCACCTCGTAGTGCATCTCGCCGAACCCGAGCGCGTCCGGCACCAGCTCGTACACGCCGACGTCGTAGGGGGCAGCGGAGTCGATCGCGATGAAGAACCAGAGCGACACGTCACGCCCGAGCCGGCGCAGGCCGTCCCGGTACCACGCCGCGTCCCGGTAGTAGCCGAGCTTGGTCACGACGTGCGGCGAGAACAGCGCGAGGTTGCGCGTCGTCTTCAGGTCGCCGGCCGCACCGTTGCCGAGGAAGTCCACGCGCCCGCGGCACGCCCGGCCCTCGTTCTCCCACAGCATCGTGAGCTCGCGCTCCGGGCAGCGGGCGAGCAGCTTCGCCGCGACCGGGTGAGCGTGGATCGCCGCCGCCATGGCGCGCACCTTGGCGAGTACGTCCCGCTTGAGCACCGTGCGCCCGCCCGCCTCGAGCGCCGCGACTGCTTCCTTGTAGGCCTTGGTCGCGCGCGGCTTGTCGTAGCCTTCGACCGACGGCTCCATCACGTAGGCCGCCTCGAACAGCTCGGGCTGAAGTGCTGCCATGTGCACCGCGGTCCCCAGCGACAGCGCGGCCGTCTCCCAGCGCGGCTCGCCCAGCAGGTGCTGGTAATGCTTCGGCGAGATCGCCAGCGTCCCGAGCCGCGAGGCCCCCATCGCGTCGATCGCCAGGTACTCGGACATCGGCACGCCAGGATGGATCCCGACCGGGTAGGGCTGGCCGTCCTGGATCGCGAGCACGCTCACGACTCGACCGCGGCCGTCGCTTGCTGCACGGCGCCGTCCTCGATCACTACCGTCGCCCCGCCGTCCTCGACGCGCTCGATCCAGAGCTGAGCGTCCTGCGTCTCGGCCATCTCGGCCACGAGCCGCAGCGACTCGGCGTCGAGCAGCGAGCCGTCGCGGATCAGCAGGACCCGGATCTTCGGGTTCAGCGCCATTCCGATCGCGACCGACACGCGGAGCTTCTCGGCCGACGACGCCTGGTCGAAGGGCAGCTCGCAGAACGTGACGCCGCCCTCGGTGCCGAAACCGAGGCCATCGACCGGGAACCTCGCCGCGGCGATCGCCGCCTGCTTCTTCGCGTCGATCGCCGCGATCTGCCTCGTGATCCCGAGCGAGGCGTCGCGCAGATCGTTCAGCTCCTTCTCGTGGGCCGCGCGGGTCCGGTTCTCGATGAACCGGCGGTTCGCATCCTGGACGCCGGCGAGCCGCTCCTTCAGCGGCCCGAGGTCGATGTCGGGATCCTGTGCGTAGGCCGTCGCGTACGACGCCGCGACCTTCGCCTTGTCGTAGTCAACGTGCATCCGGTCGAGTTCGGCCCGCGCGGCCTCGAGCTGTTTTTGAAGGTCCTCTACGCGCCGGTGCCCGTTCTCGCACGAGGACTTCATGTATTCAGCTTGGCGGGTTGCTTCCCTCGCCCCCAGCCGCGCCCCGTCGATCGCCTTCTGCGTCTCGCGCGCCTCTTCGATCTGCTGGATCACGAAGTCGGACGAGACTTCGGCGGCCGGCGCGTTCTCGTGGTGGTCAGGGAGCGCGTCGAACCGTGCGCGCACCGCGTTGCCGTCGCGGTTCACCTCTGTGCGCTGGTTGAACAGCCGCAGCCGCTGGCCCTCGAGCTCGGCGAAGTCGAGGCCGGCCAGGCTGCGCAGGGTCACCGCCTGGTCGTCCGGCTTCATCCGCGAGAACTCGAGCGGGTCGAACGACAGCGCGCCGAGCAGCCCGTCGAGCCGGGTCTGCGGCTTCGTGTAGTGCGCGCCTTCCTTCGACTCGACCGTGAGCGTCGAGTTCCCGTCGGCGAAGAACGCGCGCCGCACGACCAGGTCGCCGAGATCGCACGTCACCTCGGCGCTCTCCTCGCCGCGGCGGATCGGCTCCGAGCAGGCAACGTCCTTCCCGCCGAGCGCGTACATGATCGAGTCGAGCACGGACGACTTGCCCTGTCCGTTCCTGCCGCTCACGACGACGACGTTGCCGTCCGGGGTGATCTCGACGGCACGGAGCCGCTTCACGTTTCGCGCGCTGAGCTTGAGGATCTTCACTGTTGCCCTCCTTGGTGGAACAGGTCGGACTGGGGAAGGGGCACGACTGCCGGCCGGCCGAGACAGATCCAGCTGTCGCCGCAGTCGTGCTCGAATTGCGCGCCGCAGCCGGAGCAGGACGCCTTCGCCGTGCAGGCGTTGCGCTGCGCCGGGATCAGGTACACGCCGACGACCCCGGCGCAGTGCATGCACCGCGGCGTCACGAGGCCGCAGCCGTAGCAGCTCGTCACCGCGTCGATCGCCATTGCTTTGCACCTCCCAAGGTTTGACGGGGCCGGGCCGGGTTCGCCGGCCCCGCTGCTAGGCGCGTGCTAGCGCCGGATCCACCACAACAGGTCGAGGAACAGCACCACCGCGAGAATGGTTTCCATGGTGGAGACATCACCTCCAGACGGGATGTGACGTAGGCTGCGGTCAGGATCGCGACCGCGGCCGATACAGCCGAGAACAGGAGCCAGTCCCAGAAGTTCGGAGGGGCTCCGGCGCGCGTCACGGCCGCCCTCCGCTGAGGTAGGTGAGGAGCGCGAACAGCAGCAGCGTCCAGCCGTAGCGGTACATGAACCCGCGCTCGTGCGGCGCCGGGCGCCACACGTTCCGCGCCAAGAGCCGCCGCAGGTTCTCGCGCCGGATCGCTCGCCGGGTCGGGAGCGTGGTCACGCGGCACCGCCTTCGCTGGCCTGTCGTGCCTCGCACGCCGCCTGCTCGCCCTTCTCCCAGTCGAAGCGCGCCTGCAGCTGCAGGTACTCGGCCTCGCTCAATTCCTCGACGCGCACTTCGCCGTCCGGACCGCGGCCAACCCACAGGCGCCGGCTCATGACTGGCCCGCGGTGCCGTACACCCGCGCGTTGCCGTACACCCGCGCGTCGCCGCCCACCCACGCGGCGCCGGACACCTGCGCGTTGCCGCTCACCCACGCGGCGCCGCCCACCCACGCGTTGTCGTACACCCGCGCGTTGCCGTACACCCGCGCGGTGCCGTACACCCACGCTGAGCCGTACACCCACGCGGAGGCGCCCACCCGCGCGGTGCCGCCCACCCACGCGCCGCCGGCCACC